ATGACTTTTACGATCACAACAATTTGCCCCGAGAAGTGAGCTTGGCCCGGTTCATCCGAGCCAACGCAGCCACCACTCCAGGTGACTGTGGGGCGGTCTACATGCTTCAAAATACCAGCGTCCCGCGCAAACTTTGCGCGCTCCATGTCGCTGGTCATAAAGGCATGTGTATCGTCATTGGCAGTATTCTCTCACAGGAGTTTCTTGCCCCACTTTTCAATCAACAACAGCTGTCCACGATTGATGAGGAACCGGCACTTGATGTGACGGGAGCCCTCACTGCGCAGATGGCAATTACTGAAGCTGGCATTTCCGTTGATTCAATGGAAGAGCTAGCTCCCGGCAAGTATGTGCAGCTTGCTCGCGGAACGAAAATCGTTCCCTCAGTTTTGCACAATCATCCTAAACTTCACCCAAGTGTGAAGGGACCTCCACATATGCGCAAGTTTATTAGCCCTCAAGGCGAAGAGATTTGGCCATATCAAAAGGCGGTGAAGCGAGCGACCTCAAAATTGCCCGTAAACCGGCTTGATCTTCTCAGACAAGCGGCGGATCAGATCCACCTCAAGTTTGGGAAACCCCCGGAAGGTGAGCCCCTCACGCTATTTGAAGCAATCAATGGCGTTCCTGGCAAAGAATACATGAAGTCCATTGTCATGACAACTTCTTCCGGTTATGGCCCTCAAGACGTTCCCTACGTTTTGCAAAAGCCTGACGGGAAGAAGAAATTCTTTGTTTTGGAAGCTGATGGGTACCATCCCGTAGCATCCATTGTTCATGATGTGGAAGCCCTTGAATCCCAAGCTAAGGTTAAGCCGCTCACCGACCAAAAGTTCATCGTCTCTCTCAAAGACGAACTCTTGCCCCATGCGAAGGTGGAAGAGGGGCGTGCCCGTCCAACAGACACGGCAGGCCTTGATTACCTACTTCTCGTTCGAAAATACTCCCTTAAAGCAGTTCAAAGTTTTATGGAAGGACATTCAGACAAGTTTCACGCAGTTGGCATCAATCCCCACAGCCGAGCCGAGTGGAAGACAATTGTCGACCGCATGGACCGGTGGGTGGGAACCAACTTCGTCGATGGTGACTTTTGGAACATGGACGGTTCAATGCATGAGGATTGGCTTAAAGAAGCCACTCGTGAATTTGCCCTCTTTGCTTCAAAGAATGACGGTCACTATCAGACTCGCTACAATATTTTGTGGGCTCTTGTTGAGCACTATCTTGTTTGTGGCGATACATTGCTGCATGCGCTCGGATCACACGTCACTGGTGAACCCTTGACTGCTTTGATCAACTCCATCGTTTGTATCATTTTCTGTGTAGCCTCATGGTTACTAATAACAGAAAAGAAATTCGGTAAGAGCTGGTCAGTTCAATCGTTCTTTGATAATGTTGGACCTGTTGTTTTTGGGGACGATAACGCTCAAGGCGTTAACCCCAACTGCACGTTCTATAATTGTCGTTCGATCGCAGAAGCCGGGAAGGACCTAGGCTTCGTCATCACCACAGCATCCAAAAATGGTGATGAACGGGAGTACATCCCGTTTGAGGAGTTAACCTTCTTGAAGAGGAGGTTCGTTCCAGATGGTGATGGTTTTTACTTTGCTCCACTGGCCACTGAATCGCTCACAGAGTGTATTCAATGGGTCAGGCAAGGTCAAGACCAATCCATCATCCTGCCGCAAATCGTCCTCTCCGCGGCGTCCGATTGGTTCCATTATGGTCCCGAACGGTACAAGAGGGAGATGACAGCCTTAAACGAAGCGATGGTTGACGCCGAATTCGAGCCTTGTCTCGTTTCTTGGTCAGACTTTTACGCCTCGTGGATCGGTGGGCGCTATGTTGAATTTGATATCGTTTCCC